CCCGGTCGCGCTGCCCTACAGCTCGTCCGCCAGCTCCAGGAACCGGCGCACGTTGGCCGCGAACGTCCGGCCCGCGATGGCCGCCCTGGCCTTACGGGCCGCTTCCTCTCGCTCAGCATCGTGGGCGAGCCACCACCGCAGCTTCTCGCTGGCGTCGGCCGGGCTGTCGAACGAGGGCAGGATACCGCCGAACACCTCGTCGCTCTCGCCGCGCGGGTCGCGCAGGAAGAATAGTCCCGTCGCCGCCATCTCCACCTCGCGCGGCCCCATCGCGTACGCTTCCCCGGTCCAGGTGACCTCGGCCTCGCGCCGGTAGAAGTTGATGCCGGCCTTGGCATGCTGGTACAGGTCCGTCGCCTGGGTGTTGTCGACGCAATCGGGGTTGCCCAGCCCGGACCCGACGAACGGGGCCAGCGGGGAGTCCGGCGAGATGGAGCCCCAGTCGTTCCCGCCGATCAGCACGTCGATCCCGGCCAGGTCCATCGCCTCGAAGAACTCGATCCTGGACCTGAACGCGGTGCCGATGAAGCACAGGTCGGACGCCTTGGCCGGGTCGACCGGGCCGTAGCGCGGGTGATGCTGGGCCGGCCGGTAGGCGTGCGGCATGTACTCGGCCGGGCCGTCCTGCCGGAACCGGGCCAGGTTCACCGGGTCGTTGAGCAGGTTGAGATGCGCCAGGCTGCCCCGGACAAGCTGCTCGTCGTCCTGGTACGGCGACTCGGTGTGCAGCACGACCAGCTTGTGGCCGCGCTGCCGCAGGGTCATCAGGATCGGCGCGGTCATGAAGAACGCGCTGACGAACAGGATGACATCCGGCCAGAACGTGTAGCAGGCGTGCGTCAGGCCCTGGGTGGCGGCGGCCCACGCCTGCTCGTGGGTCATCGCCTGCCGGACGATCTGGTGGCCCTCCTCGTCCTTCTCGCCCGTGTCGAGCAGGGCCGAGGAGTAGAAGATGAGCCTGTCGTTGAGGTTGTAGCCGGCCACTTCCACCCCGGCCGCCTTGAGCGCTTCGTACCAGCCCGCGTAGACGTCGTGGACCGAGAAGTCCGGGCCGGGGTGGACGATCAGGACGCGCATCAGAAGCCCTTGGCGGTGAACCAGTGCTTGAGGTCCCTGGCCACGGCGGCGTTCTGGCCGACGTGGTGCTCCTGGGTCCAGGCCATGGTCTGCTGGTGCAGGGTCACGTCGGCCGGGTCCTGGCCGGGCACCGGGACGGGCTTCGGCGGGACCGGGACCGGGGTGGGCACCGGGGCGGTCAGCGGCAGCGAGACCGTGCCGTCGCCCTGCTCGCCCAGCAGCCGCTCCAGGGTGGCGAACGAGTAGGAGAACGAGCCCTGGACGCCGAACGAGGTGCCCCAGGAGTTGTCGAAGTGGACGACCTGCGCGTCCATGTCCTTGCCCCTGGCCAGGTACTCGTGGCCGCCCCGGATCGACGCCCCGGAGCTGATGGAGACCAGCCCGTTGCTGTCCGGGCGGTCCATCGAGTCGTACCAGTTGGACCCGATGCAGACCGGGTGCTCCTCCAGCGCGTCCAGGACGTCGGCCAGGGACAGGCAGTGCAGGTACCCGGAGATCAGGCCCATCTTCATGGCGGCCTTGGCCGCGCTCGGCCCGGTGGACCCGTTGTCGTTGGGCGGGTACGGCCCGTCCCCGTCGATGGACTCGGCGTCTGAGTAGATCCTCAGTGCCAGGGCCTCGTTGAGCGCTTCGTGGCCGCCGGGTCCGTAGGCGACGGGCAGCGCGCCGAAGTCCGGGTCGCAGCCGAGCGCGCCGGTCTCCGCATTCCCCGTGCAGCTCCCGACCTGCCCCTGATCCAGGATCGGGATGTGCCGGGTCCACATCTGGCTGGTCAGGGTCCGGGCCTGGCGCTGCCACGGGAAGGCCAGGTTGCGGCTGTCGTGGTAGACGTTACGGCCGAGAGGCAGGACGGCCCCTCGCGAGGATGCGGCCTCCCACGGGATGCGCCGCCGGGTAACGGTCCAGGTGTCCAGGGCGGGGGTGGTCATCTACTGCGCTCCTATGCTCACGTTGACGGCGGCCCCGAAGTAGGTCACGCCGGAGTACTCCAGCCGCCCGTACCGGCCTGCGGATACGGACTGCACCCAGTGCGCGGTGCCGGCCAGGGTCTGGTCTGCCTCGATCGCGTCCGGCACCGATACGCCGGGACTGCCCACGCCGAGGTAGGTATCGAGTGCCCGCTGGACCTGTTCGACCATGGGGGCATCGGACATGATCAGCAGCACGACCAGGCTGAGGGTGACCGCGCCACGGAAGGTGCCGGGAGAGCCCATGACCGGGCTGTCCATGGTGTCGCCGTAGGTGATCAGCGGCTGGCCGGGCAGCACCACGGCGACGGGCGGGGTGATCTGGTCCCTGGCCTGGCCCTGCGCCCGCAGGCCGGTCCCGTTCGTGATCGCGGTGGCCAGGGCGTTGCGGATCGCGGTGAGGTCAGCCATCCGTCCGCCATTCCGCGATCAGTTCCCTCGCCCGCTCCTCGCTGATCTCCTGCCCGTCCAGCGTGTAGGTGACCAGGCCGGCGATGTACCTGACGCCGGGTCCGGTCATGCCGGGCCGGATCTCCTCGCCGCACTGGCGGCATTCCAGGTGGCTGTCGTCGTGCTCGTCGTGGCAGCTCTCGCACCAGTACGTGCAGTCGGTGACCAGGATCAGGGTGGGGTAGTGGTCCGGGGCGTCGTACTCGCAGTGGTGCCGGTGCCCGGCCTTGTCCGTGTGCGTCCAGCTCGGGTCGATGTCGGACATGTAGTGGACCGGGATGACCTCGCGGTTCATCTCCAGCGTCCCGCGCTGGCCGCTGATCCTGGCGCTAGGCATGCTCGTCCTCCGGCCCCAGCTCGTAGGTCATGAACCCGGTCCGGGTGAAGCCGTGCCGTTTCAGGACCCTGGCCTGGTACGGCCAGGAGATCCAGGTCCACGCCGTGCTGGCCCACCGGGCGTACCAGGGGCACAGGGGCGGGGGCAGCGGCTTACTCATGCTGGCTGTGCGCTTCCCGCAGCGGCTTCTCGTAGCCGGGAGGGGCGTCGGAGGTCCAGGTGTCCGGGTCCGGGTTGCCGGCGTTGGGGCAGAACCCGCCGTGGCCGCCGCCGCCGATGGCGTAGCAGACGCCGCACTCGGGGCCGTCCGGGTCGGTGCCGGTCTCGCCCCGGCCGATCACCAGGCCGGTGCTGCCCCGGAATGAGCCCTTCTGCTTGTCGCCGCCGCGAAAGTTCTTGTCCATCGGTGTGTACCTCCTGGTCAGGCGGGTTGTCCGGGGTTGTCCGGCCGGGACTGTCCGGAATCGTCCGCGATTGTCCGCGTCGGCGGCTCGGCCGGGATCTCGGGCAGCGGGCGGTCACCGAACGACGCCATGGCCGCGCTCATGCCGCCGTAGTCCGTGGCGAAGTTGGCGTAGATCGAGTAGACGAGGGTGATGAAGACGCCCAGCTTGAGCCACAGCGAGGGGGCGAGGAAGAACAGCAGCACGACCAGCGGCAGGTTGGCCAGCCAGTAGATCGCGCCGTAGAAATGCACCTTGTACTGGGTGCGCGGGTTGGTCTCCAGGTCTTTGACGACGTACCGGAGCCAGCCGTGCCGCATGGGCGCCATCCGCAGCATCCGCATGTGGATGATCCGCGTTTCGAGCTGGTGCTGCGCGATCATCGTGCGGACGGAAGCCAGCTCGGCCTTGAGGTAGCGCAGCTCGGTGGCAGCGTCATCGGGCACGGCGGTAGCTCTCGTCGTCCCGGCCCGGAGCCCGGACCCTCCCGGCTCGCTGCCGTGATCAGGATAGCGCCCGGTTACCCTGGTGGGCTATGAGCACCCGCGCCCGCCCTGAATCCGTCGTCATCGACGGCGTTCGCTACGTCCCCGTCAGCCAGGCAGCCCCCACGATCCCCCTGCTCGAAGACGCCATCATCAGCGTGTGGGGCGGGGACAACTGGCGGGAGGACTACCCCGACGCGGCCGGCTACCTGCACGTCCTCGTCACCGATGACTACGACGGCAGCAGCGGCGAGTCGGTGACCGAGTTCCTGGCCCGGCTGGTGCAGGCCCTGCCGGCTAGCGGGGAAGCCAGCCCAGCCCCAGGCACGCCCGGCACCACCGCCTGATCGTCGTGGCGGGGGACGGCTCGGCGCCGGTCCCCCAGCAGTGCCCGCACCGGGAGGTGTTCACCCGAGCGACCTGATCCCGCCCGATGCCGACGCCACCATGATCCGCACCAGCTCGAACGTCTCTTCCTCGGTGAACTCCCCCGTGTCACGCCATGCGCGCCGCCACATGGCGTGCAGGGTGGCCATGGCCCGCATCGCGCCGTCCGTGTCCGGGGTGATGCCCTGGCTGGCCCGCAGGATCTCCTCCAGGTCGGGGCTGTCGGCGGCGGCCTCGTGCAGCGGGACCGGGCCGCAGGCCGGGCAGAAGCCGCCCACCGGGAACGTCGCCTGGCAGTTCGAGCACGTCAGCTCACGGGGCTGCGGCATCAGGTCCCTCCCATCCGAGAATCCACGCCTCTTCCGGCGTGCCCAGCAACGGGAGCACCATACCCCAGCTCAGCATGCCGTGGCGGGTGCTGAGCACGGCGTGGTAGCCGATGGAAAGCTGGATGCCGTACACCAGGCCAGGGAAGTACAGGTCCGGGCAGGCGGGCTCGAACGAGGCCAGCCGCCAGCCGGCCAGCCCGTGCTCGGCCACGGCCTCCAGCACGTCCGCGACCGGGCCGGGGCCGGTGCGCTGGTACAGCTCCCAGACCTGGCCGTGGCCGGCCTCCGGCCCGCCGGCCCACGCCAGGGACGCGGCCACGGCCACCGCCGCGCACAGCGGCAGGGAGTGCAGCCCGGCCGCCCCGCACGGGGCCTTGGCGTTCTTGGCCGGCTTGTACGTCTTGCCCGAGCGCCTGGCCCGCTGCGCGGACCTGGCCTTGACCAGGTTCTGCCGGGACGCGGCCTGCTGCTTCGCCGTGTGGTGGTGCAGCGCGCCGGACCTGCGCTGCGCGGCGCGGGCCTTGACCAGGTTCCCGATGCTGGCCGCGTGCTGCTTCGGGGTCTGGGCCGCTGCCCTGGGCGCTGCTGACACCGGCTACTCCTTCCGGACGTCCGGAACGTGGCGGGCGACGATGTGGGACGAGCTGCCCGCGAACCCGAAGCCGGGAGCGGGCTCGTCGGCCTGCTCCACCTGCGCGGCCAGGGTGCCGTGCGGATCGTGTCCGGGGATGTCCTGGACCGGCCGGACGGCGGTCACGCTCAGCCGGGTCAGCAGGTCGAGGTCGATCAGCGACCAGCCGCCCGCCTGGATGATCAGCCGCCGCCGCTCGATCAGGATCTTGATGTTCACCGGCCGCGCCCGCCCCGTCCCCCGGCTCCCGCTTTCGGGATGACCACCGGTACCAGGACCCCGCAGTTCGCGGTCGTCAGCACGTTCCTAGCCATGTCGCCTCCAGACTTCGCGGCCGAACCCGTCGTATCCGCAGAACCACCACACAGTGCAGTTCCCGCTGGTCATACGCCTACCTTCCGCCGGGAGTTGATAAAGGGCCGCAGGTTCTCCACCAGCCACGGGTTGGACTGGATGCGGACCACGCCGAGGTCGGAGACGCCGGCCACGCCGAAAGGCGCGTCCTTCATCTTGAACTCGTCCGTGGCCAGGATGCGGTTGGCCTCGGCCACCTGCCACGGCACCGACGACCACCCCCACGTGGTGTTGATCTGGACCCGGTTGAGCGGGGTGTACGGCCAGGTGTAGGGCAGCCACTTGCCGCTCTGGATGACCTGGACCTGCCGGTACGGCTTGATCACCCCGGTCGTGTTGATGTTGTAGCGGCCGGGGCCGAGCAGGAGCTGGTAGTCCGTGCCCTGGGTCCACGGCTGCTCGTACACCCCGTCGCCGTCCTGGTCGACATTGATCGTGATCGGGGTGCCGGGCACGATGTCGTCCACGTCGAGCAGCCAGATGTTGTGCGGCTGGTAGGTGCGGGTCTCGGTCACCCGGTTGAAGTGCCGGCCGCAGTACTCGTTGATCCACCCGGCGGCGGCCAGGATGGAGGTCTGCACGGAGTAGTCCTCGGAGTTGTCCGTGATCCCCATCCGGTCCTTGAACTCCTCGGCCCCGATGTAGGCCACCTGGCTCATGTTGGGCGGCAGCACCCGCCAGGTACCCGGCTGGACGTCGGA